AGACTCGAACTGAAGTTCTGCAATTCTTTCGAATAGCTCACGAGCCTTAATCTTTGACTTGCGAATGCGAGGGTTATTAACAAGCTCATGATATATTTCTGTGATTGCAACATCACTCATTGGCTTTCCATATATCCTCTCAATATCATATGGGGAGAACAGGTACATATCATCATTGTTCCTAGCAAGCTCAATAGTAACATCTGGAATTACCACACCAAGGCTTAGCGTCTTGATTCTGATCTTCTCGTCAGCGTTTTCACGCTTGGTGTCAAGGAATCTCATGATGTCTGGGTGGTGAGCGTTTAGGTAAACGGCACCAGCACCTTGGCGAGCACCTAGCTGGTTTGCATAGGAGAATGCATCTTCTAACATTTTCATTACTGGGATAATTCCTGAAGACTGGTTTTCAATCTTTTTAATTGGTGCACCATGTTCACGAATATTTGTTAGATTAAGACCTACACCACCGCCACGCTTTGATAGCTGCAGAGATGATGTAACAGCACGTGCGATTGATTCCATATTGTCTTCAACACGTAGCAGGAAGCAGGAGACGAACTCGCCACGCTGCTTCTTACCAGCATTTAGGAAGGTTGGGGTGGCTGGCTGGAAGCGACCAGAAATGATTTCATCTACTAGGTTTTTTGCCAAGCCTTCATCTCCACGAGCCAAGGTAAGAGCATTCATTACAACACGATCCTCAAAACGCTCTAGGTATCGCTCGCCATCAAAAGTCTTTAGTGCATATGAGGTGTAGAACTTATAGGCACCAACAAAGGTTGGAAACCTAAACTTATATTCATAAGTTTGCTTAAACAAATTCTTAATAAAATCAAAGCTATACATATCTAGGACATTGCTATCGTAGTAATCATTCTCTACCAGATACTCTAGCTTTTCTTCTAGGCTGTGGAAGAAGACAGTGTTCTGGTTTACGTGGTCAAGGAAGTAAGCCTTTGCTGCTGCCTTGTCCTTATCAAATTGAATCTTGCCATTTTCATCATATAGATTGAGCATGGCGTTTAGCTCATGGTAGCTATAGTTGTCCATATAGTAGTTCTAACCTCTCTTTTACTTTCCTAACATCGTCATCAGTGCCAAATATTTCTACCTTAGCAATGATTGGTACACCTGTTTTTGCTGAGATTATTTCTGCTGCTTTGCAAAAATGCTCTCCAAAATTTGTATTTCCAGTTCCCACTACTCCACGTAGAAGGTTCCTGTTTTGTTCGATATTTAAAAAATGTCGAACCTGTCGTGGGATAGCAGATTTTTCACTACCCCCACCGTAAGTTGGTACAACAAGTACATACTCGCTATCCATAAGGATGTTCCCAGAATTGCTAAAATCAATTGGGATACGAACTGAGCTTCCATCTATTTTCTCCACGAATCTTTTTGTATTTCCTGAATAGTTAGAAAAATATACTATCTTTATGGACATCTATTCTAACCACCTTTTTAAAACTAGTGACAACAAAGGGGAAGGATTTTTAGCCCCCTCCCCTTCATCATTTACATATACACTACTTAATTAGCTGAACGTCCCACTTTGTGCCTGGAAGCTTACGGTTCCAACGCACTGCAAGATCGTTGTACTGTTTTGTAGTTGATGCTACAACAGCCTTCGTTGCATCAAGCTCTGCCTTAAGAGCAGTTAGCTCTGCCTGAAGTGCAGCAACCTGACCAGCAAGGTCAGCAACTGTAATGGTAGAGATTACCTCAGTTACTGGCTTTGCAAAACCAACCACTGCAGAAGCAGAAATTGTGTGAGCAACAACTGTTGTTCCAGCAGTTGCTGGTGCAGTCAGTGTAGACTCGTAACGCTTGTCAGTTGCATCGTATGCAAATGCAGTTGCAGAACCACGAATAATGGTCGTAGAAATGGTTGCATTAGTTACAGCATTGCCAAATACGTCAGTTACAGCTGCAGTTAGGTCTGCCGTACCGCCAATGTTAACAGTAGCAGGAGCAACAACGGATAGGTTGTACGCCGATCCAGCAGTTCCCTTAACGTAATATGTGGTTGTAGCATTGCCTGCAGTAACTGTTACAGTTCCATTAGCAGTGCTTGTAGTGTAGACAAATAGGTCAGCTGTGCTTCCAGTTCCAGTAGAAATGGTAACAGAGCTAGTTCCAGCATCTGCCTTTACAACGCTAGAACCAGAAGTTAGTGAAGTTACTAGCTTTGCATTGTTAGCAGCAACAACTACGCTGCTTCCAGTTGTAAGATTTGTCAATGCAATCTTTAGTGCATCTGCAGAATCAACGCTATTGTCTGCAGGCACTGGTAGTGCAATTGCAGTTGTAGCCGAAGTTCCAGCAGTTGCTGGTGCATTGCCATCCACTGTCAAAGTGGTGGTAGCTGCATTTGCAGGACCTGCAAGAATTACAGAACCTACAAGTGCTACTGCAGAGGCAATAGCAATTAGTGGCTTCTTAATAGAAGTCATATTTCTCCTTATAATAGATTAAATTGTCCCAAATATTCATCAATGTCTTTTTCCTTGGGCCTTATATATTGTATCACATTGCCACTATTGTTGTCAATAGGGTCTTTTGGCCTATCTTTAAATGTATGAATCTCTACTTCAAGGTTTTGATCCCTTGGAGTATGAGAGATAGCACCAAATATTGCACCACAAACAGCATCAGCCAAGTCTTTGGACTTTTTCCTTGGGTGATCTACCTTGTTTTCTCTAATAATCTTTAGCTCTGTCAGCTCTTCAAACAATAGATCAATTGCTGGCATTGCCAATCTTTCTTCATAAATCAACATTGCCATATCTTCATAATGCTTTTTCGCAACGGATACCGTTTCTGTCCTCATGCCAATTTGTTTTAATTCATTTTGAATATCAAAGGATTGCCAACGGTCAAACGATACCATCCCAATATTAAAACCAAGCCTACGCAAATTCTGAATCCATTGCTTCACTTCTGATAGATCAACTGGTCCTTCTATTCTTGGTTCCCACCAGGCCACAGCATCTACAATGACAACTGGTGCAATCTGTTGATAGTCCTTAATTACCTGAATATTTACCCACTTGTCTACGTGAGCAATTGCAACAGCACACTTGTCATGCTTTTGTGCAAGGTCAGCGTGGACGAAATAAACCTTCTCTGGGTCAGGCTTGAATGTTTCATCAAACCTTCTAAAGCTGTCCAAGGGATTTCTAAGCGTCATTGCATTTTGAACTTTATCTCTTTGCTTAAAGAATGCATCAGATGCGAAAGTTGGAACACAGGCAAAACGCTGCATTGCATCGCCCATGTCAGTAAAAAATGCTAGCTTAAAATCATCAACTTTACGGGTTGGGTTTACCACCCACGTTGGTCTCTTAAGGGCAAAAACTCCAGGATACTTATAGTTTAAGATGGTATCTTCATCCCATGAGATCTCCAGACTATTGCCATCTGCATCTTCTGGCAAGTCTGGGTTCATAATAAACTTGTGTGTTTTTGTCACTACTTCTTTTTCTGCAATGACAGCATCATACCTAGTAGAAATAAAGTCTCCTGGGAAACGTGGGAATGACAATAGTGCTACCTTACCCAAGTCTGGAAAACGTGAGTCTACTGATGCACGGAAGGCTTTGTAGATATTATCCGCTGTTTTACCCTGATCATTTCCAGTTCCAATTTCCGTAGCAAAACCAGAGATCTCATCAAGCACCGCAAGGATAAGGTTGAGACCCTCGTGGGACTCTCTTTCAGAATGGCCTGAGTAAACTGTAATAGATTTATCAAACTCAATACTCTCCGCCTTCGCATAGAACTTTCCTGCAAACCAAGGAGATTTCTCAATCTTTGTTTTAAAGCCTTTAAAGAATACGTTCTTGGCTTGCTGGGCATTAATAGCCACATTGATAATGTCAATTGCGTCACCGCTAGGCTTTCCAAAATACCTAGCAGGATCTTTAAGACATAGAAGTTTATATACAATATAGCTACAGGCAACGGTTGATGTAAAATCTTTTCCAGATCCTTTACCAAGCTGTAGGATTACTTCGTTCTTGGTATACTTATTATAATGCCTATTTCCTTCTTCATGCCCCATTAAATCAATCAGGTCTTCTTTTCTGTAGATCTGACTCATTGCCTC